ATTATCGATGATCCTCACTCGGAGCAAGATGCACTGAATATGACTGCAATGGAAAGAGCTTACGAGTGGTATACATCAGGACCTCGACAACGTTTACAACCGGGTGGAGCAATTGTTGTTGTTATGACAAGATGGAATATGAAAGATCTAACAGGGATGTTATTAAAATCACAAAAAGAATTAAAATCAGATCAATGGGAGATCGTAGAGTTTCCTGCTATCATGCCGTCAGGTAAACCTGTCTGGCCAGAGTATTGGAAGTTAGAAGAATTAGAAGGTGTCAAAGCTAGTATTAGTATTGGTAAATGGAATGCACAATGGATGCAAAATCCTACTGCAGAAGAAGGATCACTTATTAAACGAGAATGGTGGAACGTGTGGGAGAAAGATTACATACCACCTTTGCAACATATCATTCAAAGTTATGATACAGCTTTTTTAAAAAAAGAGACAGCCGATTACTCTGCTATTACCACCTGGGGTGTATTTTACCCAGACCAAGATAGTCCTGCTAATTTAATACTATTAGATGCTGTAAAAGAACGACTAGAGTTTCCAGAACTCCGGCGTGTTGCATTAGAACAGTATAGATACTGGAATCCTGAAACGGTTATTATTGAATCTAAAGCTTCTGGATTACCCTTAACTTATGAGTTGAGAAAAATGGGGATACCTGTTATAAACTTCACACCTAGTAGAGGAAACGACAAACATGCTAGGGTTAATGCTGTGGCCCCGCTATTTGAATCAGGCGTAATTTGGGCTCCAGACCATAAGTTTGCTGAAGAGGTGATTGAAGAGTGTGCATCATTTCCTTATGGAGATCATGATGATTTGGTGGATAGTACAACACAAGCGGTAATGCGTTTTAGACAGGGAGGTTTTGTAAATCACCCGGATGATGAAAAAGAAGACACGTTACCACGAATAGAGAGAACTTATTACTAATGGCAACACAAGCAAATTTAATAGCAACATATAATGCTAACCCAACTTTACAAAAGCAATATACTTTAGATCAGTATTTAGCTTTGTTTGATTTTAGTCAAACACCTACAACACCAACACCAACTCCTACGCCCACACCAACTCCAGAAGTTCCTGGTATTCCAAATATTATAAATCAAAATTTAAATCAAGGTGGCGGTGGAGATGGTGGACCACAAGGTATTGCAACAATTCCTGGAACTTATCAAAAAGAAGTTATAGGAGTTATGCCAGATGGATCTCCTATGTTTTCAGGATATAAACAAACAGAGGGAATAGGAGTTATAGACAGTTTAAAAAACACAGCAGATGATTTGTTTGGACTCTATCAAAAATTTTCACCAATAGGTATGATTGGAAAAGCAATTCAAGACAGAAAAAATTTTAAACAATCACAAACAAATAAAGCATTAGAGCAAGTTAGAATGCAAGAAGAAATTAGAAAAGCCGAAGCAGCGGCTGCAGCGGCACAAGCCGCAGCTTTAGCAAATGCTCAAAGAACTGGAAGAAGACCTAGTGCTCCTACTGGTGGAGGTCAACGAGATTCTGGAGGACCAACAGGTGGATATTCTTATGATAGTGGTGGTCGAGAAGGTTTTGGTTATGGATTAGCTGATGGCGGAAGAGTATATCTTTACAATAGGCTAAAATAATGCCCGGAGAATTTGAAAGCATTCTAACTAAACTTCAAGGTAAGTTAGGTAAACAAACAATCAAACGTGCAAGCACAATCAACCGACCGCGACCCAAGTTCGAAGTACAACAAATCGATATCTTCAATAAGTTCAACCGACGTAATCCAAAAGCGGACGGCGGATCGGCAGACGATTACGAACCATCAGCGTTCAGTAAAAAAGTAAACGAACTTATGGATGACGGCTATGACTTTGGTGAAGCGGTGCGTGAAGCGATGAGGCAGGGTTATAAAGATGCTGGTCTTGTAACTAAACAAAAAAGAATAAAAGCTGCTGAAACTTTAGAAAAATTAATTAAAGAAGATAAACTTATTTCTTTTAAAAATATATCAGAAAAAATAAATGTACCAACAACTACAGTTAAAAGAGTCTATGATGAAAAATTTAAAGGAAAAGGGGTAGTTAAAAGAAGTAGAGATGCTAAAAAAGTTATTCAAGAAATAATTGATACTGGAGTAACTGATCTTAATAAAATAAAAAAAATAGCAAAAGAAACATATAAAATTAATATAGAAGATAGAAATATAAAAAAATTAATTAATATTTCAACAGATTTATCTGTAGATGAATATGAAAATATATTTAGAAAAATGGCAACTGATAGGACTTATGAACCTCCTATTGATATTAGTGCTAAAGGAAAAGGACTAACTAGTAATTACAGAAAAGCAAAAGCAAATGTAAAAAAAGAAATTCCTCAACTTCAAAAATTAATAAATCAAAATTCTAGAAAAAGAAAAACAATAAAAAGAAATGCAAAAAGAAAAGCAAATCCTGATTTACAAACTAAATATTTAGCTGAAGCACAAACTAGAAGAGATACTAAAAGATTTAGAGAAAAAGGAAAAATAAAATTAAACCCTAGAGAAATTGGTTTAAATACACAACAAAGATTTATAATAAAACAAGCTAATGATTTGATTAATCAAAACCCAGAAGAACTTTTAAAAGATAAAAAACTTTTAGATAAAATTTCATTTAGAGTAGATAATGAAGGTAATATATATAAATCTAAACCAGATTTAAAAGCTGTTTTAGATCCTAAAAACGATGCAAGATTTTTTCACTTATCACATGCTAGAAGAGCAGAATTAGGAACTGAACTTACTGACTCTCCTATTAATAGATTTGCAAGCACATTTAATCAAAATAATGAATTTATAAAAGATGCTGAAAGATTTATAGAAAATAATCCTAAAGATCCTAAAGTTAATAATATAATAAAAAAAGCAAAAGAATTAAAACTAACTTTAAGACCTGATGTTCCAGCAGGAACTTTTAAAACTAAATATTTAGGATATACCGAAGATTTAGATAAACCCGTTGGCAAAATTAAAACTGTTATAAATCAATATATGCCAAAAGGTTTAAAATCTAAATTAAGTAAAATAAGTAAAGTTGCTAAAATTGTTGGAAGACCAGTTTTAAGAGCAGCAGCTCCAATTATACCTTTTGCTGGTCCAGCTATTATGGCAATGGGTGCAGCTGATGTTGCAAAAGCTGCAGAACAAGGAGCGTATGGTTTAGATGAATCTCCGGTTGCTTATTATCTTGGGCCTGAAGCAGCGGTAGGTTTAAAAAATTTAAAACAAAAAGCAGCATTATCAGAAAATACTCCTTATCAAGAAATAGAGGATTACTTGCCAGATGAAGATTTATCAGGTATATTAAGCCTTAAAGGTGTGCAATAATTAACCGGAAAGAGATATGGCAGAAATAGACAAACCATTACCAAACGTAGATATTACAGAAAAAGATGAAGCTTTTGTAGAACAAGAAGTTACAGTTCCAAATGAAGAAAGCGTAAACAACGAAGACGTTGAAGTAACAATGGACGAAGAAGGTGGAGCAGAAATATCTTTTGATCCAGCTGCGGACCAGTTACAATCTACAGATCATTTTCAAAACCTAGCAGAGATCATGGATGACCAAGAGTTAGATGAACTAGGTACAACTCTATTTGACAAATACACAGACTACAAAGAATCTCGTGGAGACTGGGAACAGTCTTACAGAGAAGGTTTAGATCTTTTAGGATTTAAATACGAAAGACGAACAGAACCTTTCAGAGGTGCATCAGGTGTTAACCACCCTGTACTTGCTGAAGCGGTTACACAATTTCAAGCGCAAGCTTACAAAGAATTATTACCAGCTGATGGTCCAGTGCGTGCACAAATTTTAGGTGACATCACAAATGAAAAACAAGACCAAGCTCACAGAGTAAAAGATTTTATGAACTATCAAATTATGGATCAGATGCAAGAATATGAACCAGAGTTTGATCAAATGCTTTTTTACCTCCCTCTATCCGGATCTACCTTTAAGAAAGTCTATTATGATGATCTTTTAGGTAGAGCCGTTTCTAAATTTGTACCGGCGGATGATTTGATTGTACCATATTCTGCAAACTCACTAGAAGACGCAGAAGCAATTGTACATGTAATTAAGATGTCAGAAAACGAATTAAGAAAACAACAAGTGTCAGGTTTTTATAGAGACATAGAGTTAGGACAACCTCCTATTACTTCAAATGAGTTAGAAGAAAAAGAAAGACAATTAGAAGGTGTAACTAAAGGTAGTCAAGAAGATCAATTTACAATTTTAGAAATGCATGTCAATTTAGATCTAGAAGGTTTTGAAGACATGGGTGCAGATGGTGAGCCAACAGGAATTAAACTTCCATACATTGTAACGATTGCAGAATCTAATAATAAAATTTTATCTATTAGAAGAAACTTTACACAAGACGATCCAACAAAAGAAAAAATAAAATATTTTGTACAATATAAATTTTTACCAGGTACAGGTTTTTATGGTTTTGGTTTGATACACATGATTGGTGGTTTAACTAGAACTGCAACAGCAGCGTTAAGACAATTATTAGATGCAGGAACTTTAGCAAACTTACCAGCAGGTTTTAAAACTAGAGGTATAAGAATTAGAGATGATGCACAACCATTACAACCTGGTGAGTTTAGAGATGTAGATGCACCTGGTGGTAATATCAAAGATCAGTTTATGCAATTACCATTTAAAGGACCAGATCAAACTCTTTTACAATTAATGGGAGTTGTAGTTAATGCAGGTCAAAGATTTGCAAGTATTGCAGACTCACAAGTGGGTGATATGAATCAACAAGCTGCAGTTGGTACAACTGTTGCATTACTAGAACGTGGTTCAAGAGTAATGTCAGCGATTCACAAAAGACTATACGTTGGTCTTAAACAAGAATTCAAATTACTAGCAGAAGTATTTAAAAGTTATTTACCAACAGAATATCCTTATGATGTTCCTGGTGCTGCTAGAACTGTTAAACAAACAGATTTCGATGACAGAATAGATATTTTACCAGTTGCAGATCCAAATATCTTTTCTCAAACACAAAGAATTTCGATGGCGCAATCGCAACTCCAATTGGCGCAATCGAATCCTCAAGTACACGATTTGTATCAAGCATATAGATCGATGTATGAAGCTTTAGGGGTAAAAAATATAAATGCGATCTTGCCCCCTCCTGTCCAGCCGCAACCAATTGATCCAAGTTTGGAAGAAATTGCTGCAATGGCCGGAAAACCTTTTCAGGCTTTCCCAGGACAGGACCACAAAGCTCATATAGATTCACATTTAAGTTTTATGCAATCTAATATGGTGCAAAATTCACCGGCTGTGATGGGTGCATTACAGAAAAATATATTAGAGCGAATAAGTTTAATGGCTCAAGAGCAAGTTCAACTAGAGTTTCAACAAGAATTAATGCAAGCACAACAAATGCAACAGATGTTACAAGCAAATCCAAACAATCAAGAGCTGATTAATCAAGCAAACATGCTTACAAATAAAATCAATGCAAGAAAAGCTATCTTAATCGCAGAGATGACTAAAGATTATATGATGGAAGAGCAAAAAATCTTGACTGAATATGGTGGTGATCCATTACTTAAACTAAAATCAAGAGAACTTGACATCAAAGCAAGAGCAGATGAAGCAAAAAGAGCTTATGATGAGGGTAGAATTAGTTTAGATACAATGAGAGCAATGCAAAACCAACAACAGTTTAATGAAAAGATGGAACAGAACGAAGATTTAGCAGAATTAAGAGCAGATACTTCGTTAACTAAACAAGAAATGTCTATTGCAAGTAAGAAATTCGATTTCGGTAGAAATTTTAAGAAAAATTAACTATAATAGTAAAAATTAAGGAGTCAAATATGATCAAAAAAGCAAAAGATCCTAAAGCTGTACCTGAATTAGGTGTTGGCAAGGATGGATACAAAACAGGTGGCGTTACAATTCAAGCTACAGACCCTTTTGAAACTCAAACAGTAACTGTTAGAGGAACAAAAGCTATGAGAGCAGAAAAAAAACCTGTTAAAGCTAAATGGTACTAGATTATGTGGTTATCGGCAATTAAATTAGCCGTATCTGCTGGTAGTAAAATTTATGCTAACAAGCAGAAGACGAAAATGGCTATGTCAGAAGCGCAGCTTATGCACGCTACTAAAATGGCCCAGGGTGAGGAGCAGTACCAGGGAAAACTTTTAGAAGCTCGACAATCGGACTGGAAAGACGAGGCAGTTTTGATAATTTTAAGTTTGCCCGTTTTGGTGCTCGCTTGGGCAGTGATATCGGATGACCCAACAGCGATGGACAAAGTAAAATTGTTCTTCGATATGTTCTCGCAGCT